TTTTGGAGTCTTAAATGGCATATCCTACCGTTTCTAAGACGTATGGCCTCAAGCCAGTCAATCGACTGGATGGTCTGCCCTACGCCGGAGCGATCCGTCAAATCCCTATTGCAGCTGGCTACGCTACTGCAATTTTCAATGGTGATACCGTCCAAGTGGATACCAATGGCTATTTGATTGCAAACACCACTTCTAACTCTGGCGACAGCGTTGGTGTGTTGGTTGGTTGCAGCTACACAAATTCCAGCGGTCAATTCACCAATGGTCAGTACTACCCTGCCAGCCAGTCTACATCTACACAATTGGCCTTTGGCTTTGTTGTGGATGATCCCAATGCGGTCTTCCGTGTTGCAGCTTCCAGCGGCCAGACCACCGTGCCTACAGCTTTCAGCCGTGCATTGGTTGGTTCTAACGTTGCGTTGTCTATCAACACCGGTAGCACCACAACTGGTGATTCGTTCTATGGTATCGACGGTGCTTCCGCTGGTACTACAGCTACGCTTCCTATTCGTGTCGTTGATGTTGTACCTGATACAGCCACTGGCGCAGCTAACGTTGCCGCTACGACTTACTTTGAATTCTTGGTCAAGTTCAACTTGCACCAATACACTGACACCACTGGTGTTTAAGGAGTAACAAATGGCTATTTCACGCGCACAACTGCTCAAAGAATTGCTCCCCGGCCTGAACGCATTGTTCGGTCTTGAGTACGCTAAATACGGCGAAGAGCACAAAGAGATCTACGAAACAGAAACATCTGAGCGTAGTTTTGAAGAAGAGACAAAGCTGTCTGGCTTTAATGCTGCACCTGTCAAGAATGAAGGCTCTGCCATTCAGTATGACAATGCACAAGAAGCATGGACTGCACGTTACACCCACGAAACCATTGCGATGGGCTTCTCCATTACTGAGGAAGCTGTGGAAGATAATTTGTATGACAGCCTGTCTTCACGTTATACCAAGGCTCTGGCCCGTGGTATGGCTTACACAAAGCAAGTTAAAGGCGCTTTCGTCTTGAACAACGCTTTCAGTGGCGGCCCTACATACGGCGACGGTCAAGTGTTGTGCTCAACAGCACACCCCTTGGTTTCCGGTGGCACTAACAGCAACACCCCTTCTACTCCTGCTGACCTGAACGAAACTTCTCTTGAGAATGCCGTTATTCAGATCGCTGCTTGGACAGATGAGCGTGGTTTGCTGATCGCCGCTAAGCCTAAGAAGTTGGTTGTTCCTCCTTCATTGATGTTCGTTGCTACCCGCTTGCTCGAGACCGAGTTGCGCGTTGGTACTAACGACAATGACATCAACGCATTGAAGAACAACGGTTCTATTCCTGATGGCTACTGCGTTAACCACTTCTTGACAGACACCAATGCTTGGTTCCTGTTGACAGACGTGCCTAACGGCTTGAAGCACTTCGTTCGTACTCCTATGAGCACTGGAATGGACGGGGATTTTGACACAGGTAACGTTCGTTACAAAGCCCGTGAGCGTTACAGCTTCGGCGTGTCTGATCCTTTGGGCATCTTCGGTTCACCCGGAGCCTAATTGGTCTCAAAAAAAAGGGGAGCTTCGGCTCCCTTTTTTGTTGCATTGGTTTAAACGTAGTGGTATAAACACATTAGCCCGGGAAATCCGGTGCATCAAACTGACCCGGCAGACGACATACCGATTGATGCGCTGATCTTGTATGTAAGGACAATTTATCATGGCATTATCAACCACACAGAGTATTTGGCGCTCCGGCGGCGGAGACCAGACTCGTACAGCTTACTGCGGTTCCGGCTTAATGGCTGCCCAGTTTTACATTTCCGGCGCATCAGCTGCTGGTACATCCGCTAAAGTTTCTTCAGCCACTAATGCTCCCGCAGTTGTTTTACCTGCTGGTGCTATCGTTGTTGAGATCCAAGCAGTTTGCGCTGCTACTGGCGGTACAACTCCTACCTTTGACATGGGCTTCACTTTGTACGGCACTTCTACCGCTACAAACACAGGCTTGATCTCTGCTGCTGTTGCTACCACTGGCAAGTTGGTAATCAATATGGCTTCAGCTACTGCTGGCGCTAACATGGGTACAACCATGTCTGCAACTAAGCTGGTGACTATCACCGGCGGCGGTACTTCTGGTGATGCTCCTACCGGTGGTTCTATCACTGGTACGATTCTGTACTTCGTTGCTGACCCATTGCTTGGCCAACAAAACGATTAATTGATCTAGGGGGCTTCGGCCCCCGTTTTAAAGGAGATTAATTATGGCAATGCAATATGACGTTAAAGCAACTTCTGCGGCGGCAGGGGCTACGACCACGATTTTTGGTGGCCCAGCTCGTATCAAAGGTTTGACTATTAGCTATCCGTCTGGTGGTACTGTCGTTCTAAACGATGGCACTGGTGGTACAGCTAGGTTTTCCTTTACTGCGCCAGCGGCAGCAGGCTCAATCAACATTCTAATCCCGGGCGAAGGTATTCGGTGTAACACAAACATTTCTGCAGTTTGTGCCGCCTCTACTACAGCAGTGGTGTTCTATGGCTGAAGCAAAACAAGCAGTTCTGGCTGGGCGTAAGCTATTCATAGCTATACCAGCGTATGACGGCAAGATCAATATCAAACTCGCGTACAACATTGCGGCGTTAATGCCCAAGGCTATGCAGTTTGGTGTTGCCGTTAATATGGGCGATGTGTCTGGGTGCTCAATCATCACTATGGCTAGAAACCAATTAGTGCATGAGTTCCTCAAATCCGACGCAACAGAGCTGTTGTTTATTGATTCCGATGTAATTGCTACGGCAGATGACATCCTGCGTTTAATGGCGCAGAGTGGGGGCAAAGACATTACCGCTGGTATGTACCCACGCAGATCTAAAGATAGAAACTTCTTTGCCGATCTGTACTTTGATGAGAATGAAGACCTAGAGTTTGATGGCTCATTAATGCGTTTAAAGCGCGTTGGTACAGGCTTTATGTTGATTCAACGCCATGTTTTAGAGACAATGGTTGTGGCTCACCCCGAGTGGTTCTACGACTTCAAGGGTGAGCAAGTGTGTAGTGTGTTTGATTTTGAAATCAAAGACGGTCACTACCTTGGTGAAGACTATCTGTTCTGCGACCGAGCTGCGGAGCACGGGTTTAAGATTTATGCAGACGTAGACATCAGTCTTCCACACGTTGGCACAGATACATTTGAAAATAACTTCAGAGAAGAGGTCGTAATGCCTTTACTTGAAGCTATCCGTAAGACCAAACTGAAAGTAGCAAATGGCTAAGACACCAGCATGGCAGAGAAAAGAAGGCAAGAATCCGAAGGGTGGCTTAAATGCCAAGGGACGGGCCTCCGCGAAAAAGCAAGGCATGAACTTGAAGCCTCCCCAGCCAGAAGGCGGCTCCCGGCGAGACTCTTTTTGTGCGAGGATGGAAGGCATGAAGAAGAAGCTGACCTCCGCCAAGACCGCCAAAGACCCAGACTCACGCATAAACAAATCACTTAGAGCTTGGAAGTGTTAAATGGACTATCACGTTCTTTGGTCAGCAGCTTTATCCGTCATCCTAGGGGTTGGCGGATTTTTCCTGCGTGAAAAGTTTACTGAAATTAAAGAAGTGGCTTCCGAGCTAAAGCGGGTTGAGCGTTTACTCAACATAACGCGAGAGGAAAACCATCGTGATTTCATCACTAAAGCAGAAGTTCAAAGAATCTCTGACCACATTGATCAACGCTTTAACAGGCTTGAAGAAAAGATTGACCAACTTATTCGTCAAAAAGGATAATGATGCCAAGCACGAGTAAAAAGCAACACAATTTCATGGCCGCGATTGCTAATTCGCCATCGTTTGCTAAGAAAGTTGGAGTGCCCATGTCAGTGGGCAAAGAGTTTGTAACTGCCGATAAAGGCAAGAAATTTTCTAAAGGTGGCGATATGAAACACGAAGACGTGAAAATGGACAAGAAGATGATGCAGAAAGCCGTGAACAAACACGAAGGCCGTTTGCATAAAGGTCAACCTATGACCAAGCTTGCTAAAGGCGGCATGGCTCCATCTAAGATGGGTGCTGTAAAGACTGGCAAGACACCTGATGGCGTTGTTTCTAAAGGTAAAACCAAGGGCGCAATGATTAAGATGGCTAAAGGCGGCAGAGCTTGCTAAGGAAATACCATGAGCATTCGTGAAAAATTGAATGAAATGATGGACATGATGCCATCTAGAAAAGCTGCGCGTGAAGCTCAATCTGAAATGAAGCGTGAATCACGCGGTATCCCAAAGCCCGCTAACTTTGATGCTATTGAAGAAGCTAGGCAAGACGCTAAAGATGCAGCTGCCAGAAAAAAGATTAGCGATATGGGTTACGCCAATGGCGGTAAAGTTTCTTCTGCTTCAAAACGTGCGGATGGTATTGTAACTAAAGGCAAAACTAAAGGCACAATGATTAAAATGAACTACGGCGGCAAGTGCTAAGGAGTTAACATGAAGCGTAAATATTATGACGAAGGCGGCGATGTTTTAGAAGCAATAAATGCTTCAGCAGAAGCGCAAGATATTGCTAAGTCTATGGGTGCTGGCCCTAAGATGGAAGAGATGCCTAAAGCTTCTTCTAAGTCCCGCACTGTTTCCAAGAAAGAATTGGAAGAGTCTGGCATGAGTTTGCGTGATTATTTAAACCGTGAGCGTGGTTTAAAGCGTCGCAAAGAAAAAGATCCTACCGCTGGTGATTCTCCTGACAAAGCCGCTCAAGAAGCAGCAGATGCTATGGATGCCACTCGTGATATGAGAGCTGCTCGCTATACACCACCCGGAAGCGCACCAAAGCAAACCACTCAAAAGCCAAAGCCCAAAGTGCTTATGCCTAGTCGCCCAGACAATAGCTTTCCCGGAAGTAAGTTTAAATCCGGCGGCTCTGTCAGTTCTGCTTCACGTCGTGCAGATGGTATTGCTACCAAAGGCAAGACTAAGGGCACAATGATTGCAATGCGTAACGGTGGTAAGTGCTGACATGGCAACCTTAAAACCCGCAGGTAGCGTAGTTAAGTCTTTAAAGAAGGCTGGCTTTTATGAAGCGAGCAAGCCCAAGCGTTTGGGTATTATCAATAAAGTCACAACTAAGCCGCAACGGATTGAGATGGTTGATAAATTGTTTTTAGCCAAGAAAGCTAAAGGTAAATCAAAATGATGGCAAGCCGTGGAATGGGAGCAATGTCTCCCAGTAAAATGCCCAAAGGTAAGCGTAAAGCTCGCCGTGACGACACTGACTTCACGCAGTATGCTGAAGGTGGTAAAGTCAATGCCGCCGGTAATTACACAAAGCCCGGTCTGCGTAAGCGGATTGTGGCTCAAGTAAAAGCCGCAGCAACCCACGGTACTGGCGCAGGCCAATGGTCGGCTCGTAAAGCGCAGCTTGTAGCGAAGAAATACAAGGAAGCTGGTGGAGGGTACAAAGATTGAAAGCTCCTCAGAAATCGCTCAAAGACTGGGGCGACCAGAAGTGGCGCACTAAGTCTGGTAAACCGTCAAGCAAGACGGGTGAGCGATATTTGCCTGAAGCAGCAATTAAATCTTTATCACCACAAGAGTATGCGGCTACAACTAAAGCCAAACGTGCTGGTAAAGCCGCTGGCAAACAGTTTGTAGCCCAACCTAAAACGATTGCAAAGAAAACGGCAGGATTTAGATGACCACAACTGGCTCAACCCTATTCAACATGGACTTCACGGAGATTGCCGAGGAAGCGTGGGAGCGAGCCGGTCGTGAAATGCGTTCAGGCTATGACCTGCGTACAGCTCGCCGTTCCATGAACCTGATGACTATCGAGTGGCAGTCTAAGGGTATTAACATGTGGACAATGGAGCAGGGATTTATTAACTTAATTCCGGGTTTAAACACCTATGCATTGCCTAAAGACACCATTGATTTGTTGGAGCAGGTAATCCGTACAGGCTCAAATACAGCTTCTACTCAGGCAGATCTGACAATCTCGCGTATTAGTGTTTCTACTTACGCCACTATTCCAAATAAACTTCAGCAAGCTCGTCCAATTCAGGTTTGGATTCAGCGTTTGTCTGGAGAAACCAACCCTACAAATTCAGTCCTTGTTGGCGCAATAAACTCTACAGATACAACAATTACGCTAAGCACCATTGTTGGCTTGGCCGGTTCAGGCTTTATCCGTATTGGCACAGAAGACATTTACTACACCTACGTATCAGGTAACGTGCTTGGTGGCGTGTTCCGTGGGCAGAACAATACAACTGCAGCAGCCCATAGCGATGGCGATGCCATCTTTGTGCCTCAGCTTCCGGCAGTGACTGTATGGCCTACGCCAGATAACTCTACACCTTATCAATTCGTTTACTGGAGACTGCGCAGGGTGCAGGATGCCGGTGCTGGTATTGAGACGGCAGACATGAACTTCCGCTTTCTGCCCTGTTTGGTGGCTGGTTTGGCTTATCACATTGCAGTTAAAGTGCCTGAGTTAATGCCTCGCATACAGATGCTTAAGCAGATGTATGACGAAACATTTGAGATTGCTGCCGGTGAAGACCGTGAAAAAGCTCCGGCAAGGTTTGTTCCCCGTCAGATGTATATTGGTAATACATAATGGGAAATAGATTTGCATCCGGCAAGAAAGCGATTGCTGAATGTGATCGCTGCGGCCAGCAGTTTAAACTTAAGTATCTCAAGACCGAGATCATTAAGCAGCGTAAGTACGAGCTGCTGGTTTGCCCAGAATGCTGGGATCCAGACCAACCGCAGTTGATGCTAGGAACATTCCCAGTGGAAGACCCGCAGGCTTTGCGTAATCCCCGTAAAGATACAACCTACGTAACTTCTGGTGTAAACGTAAACGGTAACCCATCGGGTGGTTCACGGGACATTCAATGGGGATGGTATCCAGTTGGCGGCGGCAGTTTAAATGATGTAGGACTCACACCAAACTACTTGGTGGCAACGACATTTGTTGGTACAGTATCAATATCTTAAGGAGTTAATTATGGCATTCACACGATCAGCAGACGGCATTGCTAAAAAAGGTAAGACCGAAGGCAAAAACTACGGCGATAGCGGCCCTATTGCTAAAATGACGCATGGCGGTAAAAAGACTAAAGGCGTAACTGGTGAAGCTATGCGTGCAGTTGGTCGCAACATGGCCCGCGCAAACAACCAAAAGCGAGGCTAATCATGGCTAAATTTAGCAAAAAGATAATGGGCAAAGAAGTTGGCGATGCCTCCGTCTATGCCGTACCACACACCATGACGGGCAAGGAAGTAAAAGCTTCTAGCAATCCCGGCAAGGAACCTAATCGTAGCAAGCTAGATACATACGACATGAGCGTTGGTGCTGTTAGCAAGTCTGCTGGTGAAAAACCAACCAAGACTAGCGGCATTAAGATCCGCGGTACTGGCGCAGCTACCAAAGGCGTGATGGCAAGAGGCCCGATGGCATGAACTACACCGAGCTTGTCACGCAGGTAAGCGATTACTGCGAGAACTCTTTCCCAACTGACAATATGAATACGTTCATACGTCAGGCGGAGCAGCGCATCTATAACACTGCGCAGCCAGCTAACTTGCGAAAGAACGTGACAGGCACAATTACCTCGACAAACAAGTACTTGTCTGCACCAGAGGATTTTCTCTCTGTATATAGCCTTGCGGTATATCCACAAAACACAACAACTGCTACCGGCGTTGCTGGAGCAAAGTCAATTGTGGTTGCTTCTACTACGGGTATTGCGGTGGGTCAGCAAGTTACCGGTTCAGGTATTGGCACTAACGCGCAAGTAAGAAGCATCAGTGGAACCACAATCTACTTGACTGAGAACAACGCTACAACGATTGCAAACTCAGTAACCTTCCAAGGTGACTACCTGTACTTGTTGAATAAGGATGTGAACTTCATCCGCTCTGCGTATCCTCTGTCATCTTATGTGGCTGAGCCTAAGCACTACGCACTGTTTGGCCCGACCGTTACAGGCGGTGTAGTTACAAACGAGCTATCGTTCATTGTTGGCCCAACACCGAATGCAACTTACGTTGCAGAGCTGCATTATTACTACTACCCAGAGTCTATCGTTACCGCTGGTACTACTTGGCTGGGCGATAACTTTGATTCTGTGTTGCTCTATGGCACGATCTGTGAAGCTCTTGTTTATATGAAGGGTGAGGCAGATATGATTGGTCTTGCTCAAGAGCGTTACACACAAGCAATTGCGCTGTATAAAAACCTTGGTGATGGCAAGCAACGTGGCGATGCGTATCGTGACGGGCAAGTACGAGTTCAAGTCGCATGAGTTCAATTGTCCAAACCCAAACCACCAGCTTCAAAAAAGAGCTGTACCAAGCTGTTCACAACATGCTCACGGACACGCTCAAGATTGCGCTGTACACAGCAAACGCAGATTTAAACGCTGCCACAACCGTGTACTCCACAACCAATGAAGTGACTGGCGGTGGTTATGTAGCGGGCGGTGTCACTCTAACTGGGGTGACGCTTAACTCTGACGGCTATACGGCTTACATTAACTTCAATAACGTTGTGTTTAACGCCGCAGTGACTTCTCGCTGTGCTTTGATCTACAACGTGACGCAAGGTAATAAATCTATTGCCGTGCTGGATTTTGGTTCAGACAAAACATCTACCAACTTTACAATCACAATGCCTGCCAACACTGCGACGGCAGCTTTAATCAGGAGTTCAAATTGATCGTTACTACCACTAAAGGCGAAATGGATGATTCTCTTCTTGAGAAAAAAGAAGGGGTCGTGGATAATGACAACGAGAACACCACTTGGGTGGAGTATTGGCTTGAGGGTGAATTGGTTCACCGATCAGTTCATGTGACTCTAAAGAAACCATTAACTTACATGGCTGCTGAAGCGGCCTCAATTGCATAAGGAGCTATCATGGCCAACACTCAAAGCATGTGCACATCGTTCATGGGCGAACTCATGACGGCTACCCACAATTTCGGCACAGCACCAATCCGTGCGGCTACCACTGCCGATACATTCAAAGCGGCGTTGTATCTGACTTCAGCCACTGTTAACGCTTCTACCACGGCTTACTCATCCACCAATGAAGTAACGGGTACAGGCTACACGGCTGGCGGTGTAACGGTGACTAACGCTACGGCTCCTATTGCCACAAACAGTTCAGCGACTGCTGGCGTGGCTTACTGGACACCTTCAGCATCCATCACTTACACGACTGTGACTTTGAGCACGGCGTTTGACTGCGTGTTGATCTATAACAGCAGCCAGTCTAACAAGGCTGTGTCTGTTCATACATTCGGTTCACAGACCATTACGGCTGGTACGTTCACACTGACCATGCCTTCCAACACCACAACAACCGCTTTGCTGCGCTTGTCCACAACCTAAAAGGTAAGCCATGTCTCTCGGCTGGGGTGAC